TCAACGAAAGACCGAAAGTATCTAACTTGGTCAACATCTTATAGGGATAAGATTCACATCTATTTTTCACATATAGAGGACAATTTTATTCTATTACACAAACCTTATTCAACAAACTAATTAACAATGAACGCACTTGATTTTCTATCTAATGTATTACAAGACTATTGCACATTGCATGACTTACCATACATTTCAGCAGACGATTTACTCTATGAAAGTATTCATTACAAGGATGCAGATTGCCACACTAAGTTAACATCAGAGCAACAAGATTGGTTATCCTGTTATATTAAAGTATGGGATATTACACAAGAACATTGTTAACTAAGTATGGACGAAAGTAATAAGAAAGAGATACAAAATGCTTATATTAATTATCATTCACCTTGGATAAGTGAAGAAGAAAAGTTATATTGGAGAAAAGAGATTACGAGACTATGTAATAAGTATTATAAGTAAGTTTTCCACAGAAAATGATAGTTTTCCACAGAAATAAGGGTAAAAACATGTTTTAAATGCCATTATAAATATACCTCTGTTTATTACTTAGTTTTCCACAATCGTAGAATTAATGATACTTAGGGTGTGGAAAAGGTGTGGAATTGTTATATTTAATGTGTGGAATAAGTGTTAAGAACCTCTCAGAATCCTTATGTTAAATGTTACTTTCTTTAGTGATCTTGGCGACCATTCTATCATCAAACCATAAAAATGTCAAGGGGTTGCTAATAATTAGTGGATCTGGTATAATAACACATAAGGAGGCAAATAGGCACAGAAAAGTAATGCCATTCAAGAAGAAGTTTCCAAACTCAGGTAACACTAAGCACATCAGAGTTCCTGAGTGTTATGCACAACTGTTCATACAGTTAGCATTAGTTATGGACACAAAATTCGAGAAAGATATAAACAAAGGAGAGAGAATCCTCAGACGATTTATACAAAATCTCTCATAAGATTGTAGTGCATTCTTATAAACAACTCTGAGCATATTTGAGACCTTATGTATCATTATTTCATAGTGTAACGTTATTGGTAAGAATCGCCCATAATGACCCGATTCAGGGTATTATATAAGGGTGGGAGAGATACCCACACAAAATGTTACTTAACAACCTTATTTTCACTATGAGACTAATAGAAAAGCAAATGAATTTCGCTCTTTCCAATAAAACAAATTGGAGAAAAGATAACACAGAAGTGTTATACAATGAGAGCACAAATTGCAGTTCTGTTTATCTACATGGTCACCAAATTGCAACCCTAGATCATAACAATCAAGCGTTGAAATTGTCATCCTGTGGTTATCAAACAAACACCACAAAATCACGACTAAATGCTATTTTATGTGAGATAGATTATGGTTGCAAAGTATTTCAAAAGCAGTGGGATTGGTACTTCAAAAGTAACAACAATCAGACAGTAGATTTCTGGGATGGAATGATACTTTGTGGGGGCAATATCCTCTAATCAAAGTAACATAAACAGTCCTTTAATTCTCTCTCAATTCTTATTACTTATGAACACTTATTCTCCTGAACTTTATAACATAATCCTCCAAGAATATGAGGATTCTGGTTATAAAGATTTCTACGACATGTTCGGGGTCTTAAATGATAACGAACCTTATAAAGTCGTAAGAGGTGACTAACACTTAAGACAGTTAAATTACAAGAGGGTTATTAACACCCTCTTTTTTAGTATTTGCAGTCTTATGTAATAACAATATAGAGCATATTTGCGTATTTGAGTATCAACAATTAGCAGTTTATTTGCGTTCTTATGTGTTAACGCCCTTGGGCGTTGCGTTATAAAAAAGTGAGCTTAGCTAACCTACAACGAACCCAGATCGAGTGTGCTATAAAAATTCCGAGGATATTCAAAAACCCCCAATACCCCAATTGCCCCATAAAAAAATTCCGAATATAAAAAATTGTTAAAAACCCCTTTGCAATATATACTTTTGAATGATATAATAGGAATGTTATGAGATTAGAACTCGACGAATACGAGAAGGATGCACTGATCGAGACAATTCAGTATCGTATCGAGAACGACGAACACCTTCTGATAAACGCCTCAGTAAAAGATGATCTCGAAGACCTTATGAACAAATTTCTAGAAGATGAATACGTATAATATCTCAGTGAATGAAAGAGTCATACTACAAAATGTTCCTGAGAAGAACTTAGAGATGCGTAAGGAGCAGATTGCAGAGATTATCTGGATGAAATCGAAAGAACCGAACATAGAAACGATCAAAGATACGATAGATGTCACTCTAAATACAGAACCATTGCAATTATTTGATTGAAGTGGTATAATAACCTTATAGTATTCCAGAGATTATGGCAAAAGGATTTACAGTCAAGAGTACAGCACCGAAGAAAAGTGCAGACGACTTTGACTTAGCAGCAGCAAAAGAGTTATTGAAGGGAAAAACTATTGTATTCTGTCTACCTGGACGAGGAGTATCGTATATTTTTCTAAAAGCATTTGTACAGTTATGCTTTGATATCGTTCAAGGTGGTGGTGCTATACAGATATCTCAAGATTATAGTAGTATGGTTAACTTTGCACGTTGTAAGTGCTTGGGTGCGAATGTTCTTCGAGGCCCTGACCAACTACCTTGGGATGGAAAACTTAAGTATGACTATCAATTATGGATAGACAGCGACATTGTATTCAATACCGAGCAGTTCTACCGTCTTCTATGGATGCAGAAAGACATTGCAGCAGGTTGGTATTGTACAGAGGATGGAAAGACTACTTCAGTGGCACATTGGTTGGAGGAAGACGATTTCCGTACCAATGGCGGTGTGATGAACCATGAGACCTTAGAGTCGATTAGCAAGAGACGGAAACCTTTTACAGTGGATTACACTGGGTTTGGTTGGTTGCTTATAAAGAAAGGTGTATTCGAGCACGAAGGTCTTAAGTATCCTTGGTTTGCTCCGAAGATGCAAGTCTTTGAATCTGGTGAGGTTCAGGACATGTGCGGAGAGGATGTATCTTTCTGTTTAGATGCTATTGAAGCAGGTTTTGAGATCTGGTGTGATCCTAAGATCCGTGTGGGACATGAAAAGACCCGAATCATCTAAAAAAATCGCCGTAAAAGTCAAGGGGGCGTAAAAAATCGCCCTCGTTAAAGTATAAACTAAAAGGAGGAAAACATTATGGGTATGAGAAGTCTGGTTGGTGATACACAAGTAGAATCCAAACCGAAAAAGTCAAGACAAGGAAGAGGAAAGCACTCTAAGTACTCTGCAACGAGTCGAAACGGTGCCAAGAAACGCTATAGAGGACAAGGGAGGTAAACACCTCCCTTTTTTATGCAATAAATAGTTTTTACTATAATGGGGAATAAAAATGGTGATTCATGTAGATCGTGACCGCAAATTTATGGTTGAAGAACACGGAACTAACAGATTAGTTACTGATTATCCTCCTAAAAAGAGGATTTTGCAGGAAGTTACCCATGATGATGCCCCTGATTACGAGGGAGAAGTCGAAATTTACGAAAAACCATTATAGATATACTGTAAGTGTGTTAAATTGAATGCCTAGAGTCAAGAGATCTCGTTCATTTAAGGATATTAGTCTATCATTTTCTAAACATCCAGTAACGAATGACATAATTGCTCTCAAAAATGAGGATGCAATTAAAAAATCAGTCATAAATCTATGTCGTACACGACTAGACGAGAGGTTTTTTAATGAATTATTGGGAACTTCAATCGAAGATACACTATTTGAGGTAGTAGGACCAGATATTGGTGCTTCATTAGAAGAAGAGATATCAACATTACTATCAAACTTTGAACCAAGAATAGATGTAACCGATATAAGTATCGATACTGAATCAGATTATAATGGTTTATACATTACTATTCGTTATGATATTGTAGGAGTACCACTTCCAGTACAAACTATAGAATTTTTACTACAACCTAATAGGATATAATGTCATTTAATCAGTTTACTAACTTAGATTTCATAGATTTACGTGATCAGATTAAGGATTATCTGAGAGCTAACTCTAATTTTACTGATTTTGACTATGAGGGATCTAACTTTTCTATATTAATCGATACTTTAGCATATAATTCTTACATTACTGCCTATAATACCAACATGGCAGTCAATGAATCGTTCATTGATAGTGCCACTTTAAGGGAAAATGTGGTATCTTTAGCAAGAAATATTGGATATGTCCCACGATCAAAGACATCTGCAACGGCAAATATTAGTTTTACAGTTGATTTAAACGATTATATAGCAGAAGTTGGACTAGTTAACATACCAAAATTAGTAAAATTAAAGGCAGGACTAGTTGCAAAGGGTACTGTTACGAATGGAGACTATATTTTTTCAGTTCCTGATGATATTGCTGTTAATGTTGGTGGAGATGGTATAGCAAGATTCACAAATATCCCAATTAGTGAGGGAACTTTACTTACAAAGACATTTACAGTCGATGATTCACAGAAAGATGCCAAATATGTGCTTCCAAATGCCAATATTGACACATCTTCTATCAGAGTTACAGTAACAAGTCCACTTGGGACAAGTGAAATATTCAATCGTTATGATAATATCTTCGATGTTGATGCAAATTCAAGGTTATTCTTAGTACAAGAGATACTTGATGAGAGATATCAACTATTATTTGGTGATAATACTCTAGGTAAGAAACCTGAGAATGGAAGTGTTATAAGTGTTACTTATATTGTGACAAATGGAGAAGAAGGAAATGGCAGTGCTAATTTCACATTCAATGGTAGATTGACATATACATTAGCAGGATCGGAAAGGGATATTACTACAGGAACATCTCTTATAACCACTGTACAATCGTCTGAGAACGGTTCAGATATAGAATCCATAGATTCTATCAAATACCTTGCTCCAAGGGTCTATGCGTCTCAGCAGAGGGCAGTGACGGCCAATGATTATATGAGTTTGATTCCATCTTTATACTCAAATGTCGAATCCGTTTCTGCATATGGTGGAGAAGAACTAGAACCACCAGAATATGGAAAGGTTTATATTACAATTAAACCACAAAATGGTGAATTTATATCAGATGTATCAAAGGCATCAATTAAGTCTGGATTGAAAAAATATACTGTTGCTGGAATTAAACAAGAATTTCTTGATTTGAAATATCTCTATGTTGAGTATGAAAGCACTGTTTCTTATGATCCAGGGTTTGCAGAGACTAAAGAAGGATTACGATCAAGTATTCTTAATGCAATATCTACATATGCTAAATCCAGTGATATTAATCAATTTGGTGGAAGATTGAAATATAGTAAATTATTGAACATTATTGATAAAGTTAGTGATTCTGTCACTTCAAATATTACAAATCTTAAGATGAGAAGGAACTTAGTTCCATTATATAACCAATTTGCCAACTATGAGTTATGTTATGGTAATAGATTCCATATGGATATGGAAGGATTTAATATAAAATCTTCTTCATTCAAGATTGATGGAGTTGATGGTGATCTTTACTTAACTGATTTCCCAGATAGTGCTACTGGAACAACAGGAGTAATAAAATTCTTCAAAATGGTTAATGATGTTCCTTTTTATGTCAATAATGCTGCTGGTACAGTAGATTACAAAAAAGGAGAAATAATACTATTCCCTATATCGATTTCAACATCTGGACTTACAGATAGGATTGAAATTCAAGTGATTCCTGAGTCAAATGATATTGTCGCAAAACAGAACCTTTATATTGTGCTAGATACTACAGCGAATAGTACATTATCTCTTTTGGAAGATGTTATCTCTTCTGGTTCTAACAGATCTGGAGTTACTTATGTACCACCATCAAGTTTCTTAAGTACATCAAAATATACAAGATAAGAAATGCAAGATAAAAAAGTAAAAATCTCAAATATTCTGGGCAGTTTGATTCCAGAATTCGTTCATGTAGATAATCCACTGTTTAAGGATTTCTTGAAACAGTACTATGCTGTTGAAGAACGTGAATATGGGTCTACTAACCTAGCAGATAATCTTGCAGAATATAAAAATATATCAACTCTAGCAGAAATTGAAACTGTAAGAGCACAAACAATTAATTTAGAGGATACAGGTACTCCAGAATCACCTATAGTTGTTACTGCTCCTGTTTTTGCTTATGATCAAAAGATCTATACAAATCATAATGATGGATTTCCATTAACTTATGGTTTATTGAAGATTGATGATGAAATAATCACATATACTGGGAAAAATAGTAATAAATCTGTAACAAAAATATATGCAAGACATCCAGTTGGACAAAAAAAGAGAGATCCAGTTTTAGTTGGTACTGGAACTGATAGTAATCCTCAATATCCTAATGCATTTATTGTTGATGAAACTTTAAAGAGAACAACTATTTTTCTTGATACAACTGTAGTTGTTGGACTTGAACCAAATCAAATTGCTGCTGATAATTTTGCAAAAATTGAAGCAGGAATGTCGTTTACAGCGACCTATCAAAATGATGAGGGTACAGAATTACCAGTATTCCCTAAAGGAACCTTTATATTGGCAGCAGATGCCACTACAGGGACAATAGTTGTTAGTAATGTACCAATAAGTACTGCAAACCTAAACTGGGATCCTACTCATACAATAACATATGCAGGTGCAGGGACTAATCCACCACCAGCAAATCTTCCTATTGGTATTTTATTCGATATTATCGATAATTCATTTACTGGATGTGCTCGTGGATTTAGTGGAATCTCTAAAATAGAGACAGAAGGAAATCCAGAGGAATTAACATTTAGTAAAACCAATGCAGCAGCACATGATCTATCAACAGGTGTACTAAATCTTAATTTTGAGTTTTTAGGGCAATTTTATAAGAAATTTAAGACAAATTTCCTTCCAGGAGTGGAAAATAGGAAATTTGCTACTGGATTGTCTATTGAAAATATTTTAACTAGAGCAAAAGACTTCTTTATATCAAAAGGAACCGACCAATCTTTAGATATTTTGTTTAAAGTTCTTTTTGGTAAGCAAATAACTGTAAACAAACCTTGGGATAATACAATTTCAGCATCAGATGCTAATTGGTTAACTTCTGATGAAATAATTGTTGATGCAATTAGTGGAAATCCCATGAATTTACAATTTTCTACCTTATATCAAGGAGAAAGTAGTGATTTCTTAACAAATTCAACCGCAAGTGGAGCAATTGAGAATGTTGAAGAGGTATTTTTGGATGATAAGACTTATTATAAGATATTTTTATCCAAAGAAACAGTTAAGAGTAAATTTAAAGTATCTAACAAAACTAAGGTAATTAGATCAGAGTTTAGTGATTTAAGTACAGTAACGGTTGATTCTACTATTGGGTTTGGTGCTAATGGAGTTTTCTGGTACCAGGATATTGATGGAGTATACCAAAAAGCAGAATATACATCAAAATCATATAATCAATTCTTTGGTTGCGTTGGTGTAACAACATCAAGAGAAGGACAACTAATCATTGGAAATGATTTTGTACATGCATATGAAGATAATGATACTACAAAACCATGCCAAATGCGTGTTCTTGGAACAGTAGTTGGTATAGATAAAGATTTTGAACATACAAAATACTCAAAGAAAGGTGATAAAATTACCCTAAAGCATCTTGGAGAAAAAACATTAGAATCTGATATAAGATTTAATAGTTGGATTTATAACAACGTTTCTGAAACAGATATTCAGGAAATTGACACTTCTTCAAGAGTTATTGAAGCAAAAGTTTTACATTATTTGAAAAAAGGAGATAAAATTGATGTTTTTGAAAAATATACTAGAAAACCATTAGATACTAATGTGGAGGTTGATAGTATAATTAGTGGAACAAAATTCAATTATAAAGGTAATGGTAGTCAAAGTTCATTGAAAGAAGCACCATTAGTTGGTTATGAATATGTTATAAAGAAGAACATTAACTTAGTTGATTCAAATTTAGGAACTGGTATATTATTAGGAGATATTCAAAATACCTTCTTAGATAAAGATAAAAATGCTTATGTTGCATTTTCTGGATATCCATCTTCATCAATACAAACTACTGATAGATCAAAAACATTTACAACTAGTGGAGTTACTACTGGATCTTATCAATCACCAGGTGCTATACAGATAACAAATCATGGATTTATTACTGGGGAAAAGGTTTATTATGAACCAATAAGTTCTCAAAGTGGAAGTGGAATTAAGTTGGGTTATGTTAATCAGAGTGGAGTACTTGTTAATAGTGGTGTTACTGGTATAGAAACAGGAACTTATTATGTTTCTAAAGTTGATGATAATAATATAAGATTATCAATTAGTAGGCATAATATATTTTCATCAAATACTTTATGGGATAGTTTAGAATACCCTATTGGTATAGGTACGTTCTCTGATAGTCATAAAATCACTCCATATTCTTTATGGGAAGGAAAAACTTTAAAAAATCAAGATCATTTTAAAAGGATATTAAAGACTCCAGAACGAAAAATTGAAGAAAATGATAATATCGTTGGTTCAATTGGAGTTTCTTTAAATGGAGTAGAATTAAATTCTCCAATTTCTGAAGATGCTGTTTATTATGGACAAATTGATAAGTGTAATGTTTTAAATTCTGGTAAGGAATATGATGTAATTAATCCACCAAATGTTTCTGTTGCTGACACTTCAGGAACTGGATTTGAACCAAATTTACATCTTTCTGATGGACATGTTGCTGATATTGTCCTAACCTCTTCTGGATATGATTATAGAAATGTACCAGCAATAACAGTTAGTGGTGGTAATGGTAAAGGTGTCGTAGCTGAAGCAAAAATGGGAGATCTCACTCAGGTGGTCTCATTTGGAGATAGTTTAGTAAGTCTTGGGACAACAATTGGAAAAATTGCCTTAAATCAAGAGCATAGATTCTTAGACGGTGAAGAGGTTATTTACACAGTAAGTAGTGATGGACATGCAATTGGAATAGGAAGCACAAATACAACTGTTGGAGCACCAGTACCAGGAGCAGGATCCACAAGTTCTTTGGTTAATGGAGGAATTTATTATGTTGCTAAAAATAGTGAAAGTAATCTCTCTCTTGCTGTAACTAAACAAAGAGCAATAGATAAAAAGTTTTTACTTGATTTTGTAGATGATGGTTCAGGAACACATACATTAACTGCAACAAGAACTAGAAAAATATTAGATAGAATTGTATTGAGAACTCATGGAGAAGGATTTTCCACTAATAAAGTAGAGGTTAACGCACAACCATATCCACCTACTACAAGAAGTGGAATAATGACAACTTTTGTTGGAATTAATACTTCTGATAATTACATTTTTGCTAAAAATCACAATTATAAGAGTGGAGAAATAGTAAAATATACAAAAACAAATACTGTTATAGGTGGATTAGTAGATGCCACCAATTACTATGTGACTGTTGTAGATAGAGATAAATTTAGATTGAGTACGAATGAGACTTCTTATTTAAATAAAGATTATATTGATTTTAGTAATGTTGGGGTAGGAACACATACTTTTAATTATTCAGATATAACGGTATCCATAGAAGGTGCTACTGCTACTGGTATTGGACTTACAGCAGGTGCTTTAGTTCCCAATTATTATAATGCTTCTGCTTATCCAGTAGTAAAAGGAAAAATTTCTAATGTATTCATTAAGAATGGTGGTGTTGGTTATGGAGTTTCTACAATATTAAATCATGTAAGAAAACCTGAATTAACCATACAAAATGGTGAAGGTGAAGATGGAAGTGTTGATTGTATAGTAGGTTCAGATGGTAGGATATCAAGTGCTTATGTTGTCAATGAAGGTAAAAATTATACTTCTCCACCAATTCTTGAAGTTATTAGTACTGATAAGGGGCAATTTGGAAAACTTAGAGTAAATATAGTTGATGGAAAATTAAATTCTGTTGATGTTCTTAATCCAGGTAATAATTACACTCAACTTACAACTTCAGTAAAGTTAACACCTGCTGGAATAGATGGAGTTATTGATGCAGAAGTTCATGAATGGAAGGTTAACGCAATTCCAAGGTATGATAATGTATTATCTAATCCAAATTTCAAAGAAACTGTTCAAATACCAGCTCCTTTAAAAATTAAGGGAAATAAATTAATTTCTTATTATGCAACTAAGAATCTTAGAACAATTTTGGGTGATAATATAAGAGAAAATCAAGAAGAAGCAATTGCTGATGATAGAAAACATTCACCAATAATTGGTTGGGCGTATGATGGAAATCCAATTTATGGACCTTATGGAAATGCTCTTCCTGTTCCAGATGCAAATGGTAATTTTGGTGGAGTAAAGAGAATTGAAAGTAGTTATACTCTAAATGCATTAAGTGATAATAATTTGAGACCTTCTTATGGAGCAAGTGGTTTCTTTATTGATGATTATGATTATGATGAGGGTAGTGGAGATTTAGATGAATATAATGGAAGATATGTAATTAATGATGATTTTCCAGAGGGAAGATATGTATATTTTAGTACAATTGATACTGATACTGGATCATCAAGTCCAAAATATCCATATACAACTATAAAACATTTTAATAAAACTGATAGTTTTAATTACGATTTCCTTATAGATCAGTCTGATAAGTTTTTAAATAGTGGATCTTATAAGAGAAATGTAACTCATTTGGGTTTAAATGATGAGTATAGAAGATATAGATTCTTAAATGAACCGAAAAAATCAGGAACATCTATCATTATTGATAGTGTTAAGAGTGCTGGATTGACAACAGTATTCATTGATAATTCTGGAGATAATTATGGTGTTGGTGATGCGGTTACGTTTGCAGATTCTGATGTTGTTAATGGAAAAATTAAAGATATTCTTGGTAAAAATATAGTTTCTATTGCAAGTAGTTCAGTATCTATTGATAGTTTGACATTTTCTGTTAAAAATAATGTTGCAACTGCTTTTAGTACACTTCCACATGCTTATAAAGATGGTGATGCAGTTCAAATTTCTGGAATTACTTCTTTTGCTTATTCTTCTCTTGAGGGATCAAAATTTATTGGAGTAACAACAACTATTACAACTAATTCAGTTGCTATTGCAAATACTGCTACAACTGGTATATCCACATTCATAAGGTTGAAAGAACCATCTTGGAGCACAAAATTCCAAGTTAATGATGTTATTCAGATTGGTAATGAGAGAATGATAATTCTCAATAAAGACAATTATAATAACAGATATAGAGTTTGTAGAATGCATCAAGGCACTTCTGGATCAGCACATAATGTTGGATTAGTTGTTAAAAAATTACCTCAAGAATTTACATTTCCAATAACAAATACAGCAAATAAAGATATAATTCTTTCCAAAAAGTTCAATTTTGAAGGACCATCTATACCAAACCAAACAACCAATTTGGATGGATCTATTGGTATTGGTAGTACTGCACAATCACGTTTAGTTGGGTATATTGGTTTAAGTACAATCACTAAAACCATTCCAGCAAGATCAATTTATCTTCCAGATCATGAATTTAAGACTGGAGATCAATTAAGTTATGTTTCTGTTGGAAGTACATTGAAGTATTCTATTACAGATGCATTAACTCCACAACTTGATATAACTGGAATTAATACATTCTTCTGTATAAAGTGGAATAAGGATTTTATTGGAATTAGTACACAAAAGGTTGGTGTTTCTACTGCAGTTGGATTTACTTCAACAGCAGTTTGGTTTACTGCAGAAACTGAAGGAAAAGATCATAGATTTGAAACAGTTACAACTAATGTAACTGGACAAGCACAAAAAATTCTTGGATCTGTACTATTAGATGTTAAACATGATTTAGCATTACAAGATGAAATAAATTTGAATGTAAGTCCACAATTAACTGATGTTTATGACTTTAGATTCGATCCAGAAATTAGAAAACTAGTTGTGAATCCATTGGAATTTGCTTCAAGTGGAGTTTCTACTGGAACAAACTCTACTATTACAATTCCAAGTCATAAACTGGTTACTGGAGATGTAGTTTATTATAAAGCAGCAAATGCAATAGGTGGATTATCAAATAAAACTAAGTATCATGTTATAAAAATATCTGATAATGTTATTGGACTTGCTAAAACTAAAGTATTACTTGATAAAATTCCTTCAGAAAACATTGTTTTTAGTTCTACAGGTAGTGGAAACCATGAGTTATTGAGAATCAATCCAGGAATAAAAATTTATAGAGGAAATGTCGTATCTATAGGAGTTTCAAACCCAAGTTTAGATGATTATGATATTGATTTTTATTATGATAGAGAATTTAATTCAAAAATAGACAGTACACGAATTATTAAAACAGGAGTTTTTGGTGATTCTGCTACAACTACTAAAATAACAATTAATACAGATGATTCTTTACCATCAACTTTTTACTATAAAGTTTCTGGAAAATCTACCAATTTTGTTAATAGTTTAGATCATACAGATACTAATGTTGTTGATTATTCTTCAATTAAGTTATTGGATTCTAAATTTAATGGATTGCAAAGAATAAGTGGAATAGGTACGACAACATTCGACTTTAATATGGTTGGATTTGCAGAAACCACATCATACAATACTGCAGGATTTAGTAGTGCCTCATATACAACTAATTCTGAAACAGCAAAAGGTGGAATTCATTCAATTGAAGTAAATCAATTAAAACCATCTAATAATTTAGTTAAAATAGTTGGAATTGGGTCTACTGGTTCTGAAGCACTTTTCTCGGAAGAATCTGATGAAATTGGACAAATTGTTGGTACTTTGGTTGAAAATCAAGGATTTGAATATCCATCAGATAAAACATTAACACCATCAGCAGAAGTATTCACTGTATTAAAATTAAAAGATGTTTATACTCTAGAATCTGTAGGAGTTGAAACTGGTGGAAGGAATTATACGTCTAGACCAAATATTATTGCTATAGGAAATACTTCGATTACATTAAATGCAGTATTGGATGGCAATACCGTTGGTAGTGTAGAAATTGTCAGTAATGACAGTGGATTATCCAAAAATATTAAATTTGCTCCAACATTTAATTCAAATGGAATTGGTGTGATAGATGCTAGTTCAAATTTTGCTGTAAATCAATTAAAACTAAAAGCACCAGTTACAGGATTTAGTACATTCCCATTTGCAGTTGGAGATAAAATTTGGGTAGAGAATATCCGAATAACTGATAGTATGGATGGATATAATTCAAGTGATTATGAATATAGTTTCTTTACAATTAGTGCCATAAACACAACTGGTGGTAATGAATCAGTATCATATTCTATAGCTGGTATTGGAAGTACTGGAGGAACATTTGATACTAATAATGTATTTGGTAGAGTTATTAAGGAAAGTGATTTAGTTAAGTTTACTGCAAATCTTAAAAAAGTTAATTTTGTAGAAGGTGAAAGAGTATCACAAATTAATGGAAATGCAAGTGGAATAGTAGCAAAAGATGGATGGGATCCAGTATCTCAACTTTTAAAATTAAAAGATGTTAATGGTGTTTTTGAAGAAGGTGTGAAAGTGTCAAGTTCTCTTCTTGATTCTAAATCAATAACACAAAAGATCTATAACTTTGATTTTGATCTTACAGTTGATAGTATAGTTAATAAATCAACAACTTGGGATGATGATAAGGGTAAATTGAATTCAAATCATCAGAAATTACATAATAATGATTATTATCAAAGATTCTCATATGCTATTCAAGGAGAAGTTCCATTTGATAGTTGGAAAGAACCAGTTACAAGTCTTGGACATATATCTGGATATAAACCATTTGGAGATTTGGAAGTTCTTAATGGTGTTGGAACTACTGTTGGGATGGGAACATTTTCTGGGGATGTATCTTTAGAAATTAAAGTTGAAAGTGATGCAGCAACATATGAAAGGTATTATTATGACAATGTAACGGAATCTACTAATGATCCAACATATTCTAAGATAATTGTATTTGATGGAAAGGTTCTTACTGATTATAGTGAATCTAGAACCAATAAAGTTTTAATGATTGATGATATTGCTAATCAATTTACAGGAAAAAATAAGACTTTTACAGGAATTCATACATTTATTAGTGCTGGTACTAATAGTGTAAGTGTTATAACTGGTGGATCTGGTGGTTTAACACCAGTTGGAGGAACTGATTATGATGCTTCTACTGGAGTATTGACGATTGTTACTGCAACTCCACATGGATTATCTAATGGAGCAACTGTATCAATAACAGATAATTCCATGATATTCAGATGCAATTTTGATAATTATGGTTCTGATCATCCATATCCTCGTCCTAGTGACCCTGCATCAACTTCTAACAGTAAATTTAATAATGGTATATTATCAGTTGGAAATACTACAACAAATTCATTTACTGTTACCGTTAATACTCCAGTTATTGGTGGTCAAAATGTTGGATTATCAACCTTCAATTTATATACTATTGACGAAAAGGGAGTAGAACCAACAGGAGTTAGTACAGAAAGATTATTTGTTAAGACTATTCAACCAAGTCTTGGAGTAAATTTAACTCAAAATGAATTTAGTATTGCTAATAATGAATTTAATACTGGAGAACCTTTAATTTATTCTTCTAATGGGTTTACTAGAATTGGTATTGACACTACAACTATATCTGGAGTTAGTACAAATTTCTTACCAGAAGAAGTGTATGCTATAGTAAGTGTAAATGAAGGTATAAGAGAAAAAACTAAGTTTAAATTAGCATCTAGTGCTTCTAATGCAAATTCTGGTATTGCTTTAACTATTACTAGTGTTGGTACTGGAAACACTCATACATTTGCTGTACCAACTGAACTAGCAACTAATAGAACTTTAATAACTATCGATAATGTTATTCAAAGTCCATTAACTTTTAAAAAGAATATACCTCTTCAATTATCAACAGCAGTTGGTATTGGTTCAACACAAGTATTTTTACATAATATTTCTAGAGTATCAGCAGGATTAATAAAAATTGAAAATGAATTAATTAAAGTTGAAGCAGTTGGTGTTGGGTCTACAAATGCTCTAAATGTGTTTAGGGGTGTAATGGGTAGTGTAGCTGCTGCACACACTGTTGGAGCAGCAGTAACGGTAGTTAGTGGTGATTATAAGATCGAGAATGGTACAATACATTTCACAGATGCACCATATGGACCAACTGGAATTGGATCTTTAACTACTAGATCAACATTTAGTGGAAGATCTTTCTATAGATTGAAGTATGATAAAAACTTTATATTTGATGATCTTTCAGAAGAATTTGATAGTCAAGAAAGAGATTTCTTTATTACAAGTAATGGAAATACGATTTCTGGAATAACAACAAATTATGGATTTGTATTAGTCAATAATATTTGGCAAGATCCTCATCATGGAGAAGGTGGATCAAATTTAAACATTTCTGATTATCAGATAGCAGGAGCAGGTACATCAATCACATTTGCTGGTACTTATGCAAATAACACATTTGTTGGTGGTGCTACTAAAGACTTACCACAAGGTGGTATAATTAATGAATTTGATATTAATCCTGGTGTTGGTATCCAATCTGCATTTACTGCAATTGGAATTGCTTCTGTTGGTGTTGGTGGAACAATTGCATCTGTAAGTATTGGTAATAGTGGATCTGGATATCTTTATCCTCCTAAAGTAAGTGTTGCAATAACAAATTATCATTATGATCATAAATTTGTAAGTGCAGCACCAAATTCTGTAGTTTCTGCTGGATCAACAAATTACACGCCATCGTATGCACATTATACTTCCAAAACTGGAGAATTAATATTAACTATTAATGGTCATGGATTAGGAATTAACGATACAGTTCAAATTTCTAATAATACTATAGTATTCCAGTGTTCTAAGGATGGTTATACTACTAATCATTCTTATCCAAGAACAACTGACCCTGTTGCAGGAATACAGACAGCAATCACAAATGCTACTACAAATACCATTACAGTTAATGTTGGAAGAGGTGCAGGTATTGGAGCATCGTTTACTGCTACTATAGACAATGGAATGGTTACTGGTATAACTGTAACTAATCCAGGAGCAGGATATACTACATCATATCAACCAATTATTACAATTGATCCACCTTCACCTTGGAAGAATTTACCATTAACTGGTGGACAGGGATCTGGAGCAACACTTGACGTAGTTGTTGGTACTGGTGGTAGTGCTATACAGTATGAATTATCAAATCCTGGTTCTGGTTATGCTATTAATGATGTTCTATCTCTAAACCCAGTTCCATATAAAGTTGGTGTTTCTACTACTCCATTAACATTAACCGTTAAAAATAGACACCAAGATAAATTTGCTGGATGGACTGTTGGCCAGTTATTAGAAATGGATCCATTTGATAGTTTGTTTAATGGATTTAGAAAGCAATTCCTAATTACTAGAACTGTTGGTGGTGTTAAAGGTTACTTTAGTATCATTGCTAAGAAAGATTCTGGAATAGTTTTAGCAAATAATTTATTAGTTTACATAAATGATGTTCTACAAAAACCAGTTATTGATTATAATTTTGATCAAGGTACTAGAATAACATTCAATGATGCTCCAAGAAGAGGAAGTAAAGTTAGAATGTATCTTTATGTTGCATCTAGGGATGATTATTTTGATGTTGATATTGATGAAACAATTAAACCTGGCGATACATTGATGATTCAACCAAATTTACCTACTTATGGTGAATCAGTATCTTATGATCCAAATACAGGTGAAAAACAACATCCAATCATAGATCCAAGTTACCCATCACAAGAAGATAGGATTGTATATGAATTAATTTCTTCTGACTCTGTAGAAACACAAACATATGGTGGACCTGGAATTGCAACTAATGGTTTAGGAAATATACCAAGACCAGTTCTTTGGTCTAAACAACAAGCAGATACAGTTATTGATGGTGTACCTATTTCAAAATCTAGGGTATACTTAGAACCAGAAGTTACTCCAAATACAAATATAATTGCACCAGTTAGTGCAACTGATACTAAAATATATGTTAGAAACATATATCCTACATTCTATGCATATGATGATATTGGACAAAACTTAAATCATATTAGACTCGTTGGATTTGGATCGACTGCTATTACAATTACATCTAATACTGATGGTAATGTTGGACCTGGTACAATTACCTCTGGAAATTCAGTTGGAGATGCAACTGGAGAAACTGGAGTATTGAACTATGAAGAAATAAAGAGAGTTACCTATACTGGTGATCATGGTGTAATTATTGGAATTAATACAGGAAAAACGGGAGTTGGAACTCATCAACTCATATTCGATTTACATCCAGCAGTGAATATACAAAATGAAGTTTCCAGAACTGGATTAAATACTGGTGACTTCTTTGTTATTGAAAATACAATAATAGGATCTGGTGTTACTGCTTTGGGTATAACAACATCTACTATTGTTGGTACGGGTACTACTTGGATAGATGGTGTATATCAGGTTGCTGATTTCACCACAACTGGAGTTGGTGCTTCAACACTTCGTGTAACTTGTCATGTTGAGTCATTAAGTGGTATAGATACTACTGGATTACCTGCACCAATTTCTGGGGCAACTGGTCGTCCTGATTGTGGTACTTATACTTGGGGAACAATCAATGTTTCTAGGTCTAGTAATTCTAAATCATTCAGTTACTATAATTCTAACGGATTAGCAGGTATTGAAACATCTGCCTATGTCTCAAGACTTTTGGGACTAGCATAAGTAACGATGCTTAATCATATATAAATAATCAAAAAACTACAGCAATGCCAGCGATAATCACCGACCAATTTAGAATATTGAATGCTGAAACCTTTGTCAACAGTTTTGTTGGAGTAGGTACTACTGCAGATAATTATTTTTATACTTTTTTAGGTCACCCAGATCCAGAAAACCAAACAATAGATAATTACGGTTGGGATACAACCAACCCTGCTCCTGCTCCAAAGGATTCTTTTGAGCAAGAATCTGCATACCATGATAGTATGCTATGCTTGAAACGGATAACATCACAAGATATTGCCAGAATTATACCAAGATATGATTGGCAAGAAGGGTCTACCTATGACATGTATAGACATGATTATGATATAAACAATGAATCTCCAAATACTGATGCAAAGACATTATATGATGCAAAATATGTTGTAGTTACTGGAGAATTTAAAGTTTATCTTTGTATTAATAATGGAACAGATAAAGAAAATCCAAACGGTAAAAAATCATTAGTTGAACCGACTTTTGTTTCTACTTTACCTCAACGTGCATCTGCTGTTGTAGATGATGGATATATTTGGAAATATCTTTATACTATTTCTGTTCCTGATGTTATAAAATTTGCTACTAGCTCTTATATTCCATTACCTTCAAATTGGGGTACTGGAAATACTGCTACAGTTAAAGATGCAGCAGTAAATGGTAAACTTGAAAAAGGAGGTATTATTGTTGAAGAGAGAGGAAATTCATTCCAATTGAATACTGGAACAACTCTTAGAGTACCAGTATTTGGTGATGGTACTGGTGGGGAAGCAACAATAACTATTGGTAATGGTGAAATTACTAATGCCCAAATTACAAAGGGTGGAACTGATTATACTAGAGCATTTGTTGTTGTTGGTGCTGGAACTAGTGGGTTAAATACTGATGACAGTGGAAATGTCATATCATGTACAGCAGGTTCTGGAGCAAAATTATTTGTAGCAGTTCCTCCAAAAGGTGGTCATGGTTCTGACATCTATAGAGAACTTGGTTCTCATAGAGTTATGGTTTACTCTAAGTATGATACCAACGAAGATTATATTGTTGGAAATAATTTCTCTAGAGTTGGAATTGTCAAAAACCCAACAACATATGGTACAAATGAGAAGATAAATACATCAACTGCATCAGCTGTTGGTGCATTGAGATTGGCAAGTCCAACAGGTGGAACATATGCAGTAAATAGTGTAATAACACAAACTGTAGGTGTTAATTCAACTGCTGTTGGTTATGTTGCTTCTTGGGATAAAAATTCAGGTGTGTTGAGATATTATCAACCAACTGGACTTTCAACAAGTGCAGCATATTCATATAAAATATTGCCATTCACAAATTCAACAGCTGGAGGTGCTTCACTTTCCATAGTTAGTTCTGTTAGTGCCAATTTGAATGTAGATACAACATTTAGTGGTTCATCAGACATAGTAAATGGTAAAAATGTAAAATTTGGACAAACATTTACTAATGGAATTGCACCACCTGAAATTAAAAAATTCTCTGGTGAAATAATTTATGTTGACAATCGTACAAAGATTACAAGATCTGAATCTCAAAAAGAAGAGCTAAAAATCGTAGTAGAGTTCTAAAAAATGACCCAAAATACAAACTTAAACATATCGCCATATTTTGACGATTTTGATGATACTAAGAACTATAATAAGGTATTGTTCAAACCTGGATTCCCAGTTCAAGCAAGAGAATTAACTACCTTACAGACGATTCTTCAGAATCAGATATCGAAGTTTGGACAGTACTTTTTTAAAGAAGGTTCTGTAGTAATTCCTGGTGGGATATCATTAGATAAAAATTATACTGCGGTAAAAATTGACCCTATGTGGTTGAATGTTCCAGTTAAAAATTATACTCAAGTATTAGCAGATAATAATATTAAAATAAAAGGAGAAACTTCAGGTGTTACTGCGGTTGTTATAAACAAACTTACAGAAACAGAATCTATACACAATACAGATACACTATACATCAAATATACTTCATCTGGAACAGATGGAAAATCTAAATTGTTCCAGGATGGTGAAAATTTAATAACATTAGGTGATATTAATTACTTAAATACAAAAATTGAAGCAAATAGTACATTTGCAAAATGTGTTGATAATAGGGCATGGCAACGTGGATCATCTGTTTCTATCAATGAAGGACTTTATTTTATTAGAGGATATTTTGTTAAAGTTCCAAAAGAAACTATAATATTAGATCAATATAATGTTAAACCAAGTTATAAAGTAGGATTTGCAGTTAGTGAAGAAATTGTTTCTGCTGATTCAGCAAATAAAGATTTGTATGATAATGCTCATGGATTTTCCAATGAAGCAGCACCAGGTGCTGATAGATTTGCTCTTTCAGTTAAATTAGTAAAGAAATTATTAACAGATGAAGATGATAAGAATTTTATCGAGTTAGTTAGAACTGATGAAGGAACTGTTCAAAATTTTGTAAACGGTGAAGATCCACAATTTAATATATTTGCAGAGGCACTAGCAAAAAGAACATATGATGAATCTGGTGACTATTATGTCAAACCATTTTCTATTGATATTAGAGAAAGTTTAAATGATAGAATTTCAAATAGAGGATTATATTTTGAAAATAAACTAACTCAGAGTGGAAATACTCCATCTGATGACCTTTTCTGTCTGAACATATCACCAGGTAGAGCATATGTTAAAGGTTATAGAGTAGATAAGGTTCGCACAACACCTGTAGATGTAGTTAAACCTAGAACAACTAAGGAAGAGAATAATATTAGTCTTCCTATTGATGTTGGTAATATTGTTAGAGTTAATAATATAACTGGATCACCAACTATTGGATATGGAAGTACTTTAAGTTCTGTTAACCTATTAGATAGAAGATTGGGTACAGGAAAGTTACCACATGCATCTGCAAAAGTTATTGGTGCAGCAAGAGTTTATGATTGGACCCCAAATACCACAGGAATAACCACTACATTTGAAGTAAGATTATTTGATATTCAAACATATACAGAATTGACTCTTGGATTAACAGCAACTGTTAATTCTGGTGACTATATTGAAGGAAAGTATAGTGGTGGTACTGGTTTTGTAAAATTGGGAGCAGGAGTTTCAAGTCCACAAACAACTTCAACAATAACATTACAGGATACTAAAGGTAGTTTTAGAACTAATGAACCAATATTAATTAATGGTAAAGATGCTGGTAGAAACATTACATCTTTAATTGAATATGATTTTGATAGTATTAAATCTATTCATAGAAATAGTCAGGGACTTGGATGGAAAACTACTGTTGGTGTAGGTACTTTTGCTGCAGATTTAGATTTAACTAACGATAAACAAGTATTTGATAGTGGATTTGAATTTAATATTAGTAATAGTGGAACAGAAGCAATATCTTCTCAAATTGCTAACTTTAATAATTTTGTTAAAATTGGAGATATTCTTAAATGGAATAATGCTGCTGATACTATAGTAAGATTTAATAGAATAGATAACATCACAAATGCTGGTACAAAATTAATTTTATCAGCTGTAGAATCTGTTACTGGAATATGTAATGGTACTCTTGCTGATGGAACACCTACTGGTGTAAAAGTTGCTACTAATGAATTACTTCAAGCAGATAATCCTGGTTATAGAGTTCCTTTCCCAGAAAATTGGGTTTCTAGTGCAAATCTTCTAGATTCATCTTATATTACAAGAAAGCAATTTGAGGCAACTTCTAGTGCTGCTGGAGTACTTACATTTACATTAACTGGTAATGATCTTTATTTTGAACCATATAGTTTGGATAATTATATGTTAACTGCCCATAGTAATTCTACTATGGCAAATAATAGAGTTGCATTAACTGATCAACAGGGAAGTATTGATGCAAATTTAAGAGTTTTAACTATCAGTGGTGTTACTGCAAGTAAAACTTATAAATTAACAGCAACAGTAAGAAGAACAAAACTTATCAATAAAGAGAAATCTATTACTAGATGTAGACAATTAATAGTTGATAAATCAAAATATTCTGGAGCAGGTATTGGATCTACTACATTTGGTGATGGTTTAACTTATGACGCAACTTATGGTTTAAGGGTTCAAGATAGTAGAATATCATTAAGATATCCAGAAATTCATAGAGTAATGGGTGTATTTGAATCTAATGATACAACTGATCCTCAACTTCCAACATTAACATTATCTAATACTTCTAGTGCATTAGATGGTAATAATGTTGTAATTGGTGAGCAATTTATTGGAAATGATTCTGGATCACTTGCACGTGTTGTTAGAATTGTTAGTGCTACTCAAATTGAATTTGTATATGAAAATCAAAAAGTATTTGAAATTGGTGAAACAATAACACTGAAAACTTCTGAAATTGTTGGTGATATTAGTTCAATAATTGTTGGTGATAGAAATATTGGAAAAAATTATCTATTGGAAAATGGACAAAGAAAAGAATATGTAGATTTAGGTAGTCTTATTAGAATTAGAGAAGCAGATGAACCCACAAGAAAACTTAAGATAGTTTTCGACCATTATACAAATGTAGAAGAACCAGGAAGCATTGAAAATGTTTCTAGTTATGATGGAATGGATTACAGTAGAGAAGTTCCATTTGTAATAGATTCTAGAGCATCAGATTATCTAGATTTAAGACCAAGAGTGAAACCATATGCTGGTGCTGGTTCACCATTTACTTTTGATGGTAGAGATTTTACAGATTCTTCTACAGAAACTTTAGTCTCAGATAGAAGTATCGTAGCAGATTATAGTCATTATTTGCCAAGAATTGATACATTATACCTAACCAAAAATGGTACATTTGAACTAAAACAAGGAGAAGCAGCATTAGAACCAAAACCACCTCTTCCTAATGATGAGGGAATGCAAGTTGCTATATTAGCAATGAAACCTTATATGCTTAATGCATCTTCTAGTGTTATAACAGAGTATATACCTCATAAGAGATATACCATGAAGCATATTGGTAGTCTCGAAAATAGAATTAAGAATCTTGAGAATTATACTACACTTTCTCTTCTTGAGACTGATACTAAGAATTTAGCAATTAAAGATCCAAATACTGGATTAGATAAATTTAAATCAGGTTTCTATGTAGATAACTTTAGAAATCATGCTTCTCATAATTTTAGTGGTGAGTCTAAATTTGATATTGATTTAACATTAGGTGAATGTAGACCAAGAAGTACAGAGAGAAATGTTAGTTTAGTGTTTGAAACTGCTTCTTCGAGTACTAGTCCGTTAAGTACTGATTATTCTATTGCTAGAGATTTTGAAGATAGTAATATTAATAGAGGAGGTCCAGGATTAACACTTGCTTATAATAATGAAATATTCATACAACAATCGTTAGCAACTAGAGTTGAGAACTTAAATCCTTTCATGGTTACAACTTTTAATGGAAGACTTGAATTGAGACCATCTACCGATTATTGGATAGATGAAGTGCTTGCAGATACCCCAGAAGTCATTAGTATGGGTGATGAGGTATTTAATGCTATTGCAGCAGTAATGGGTGTTGAGGACAGAGAGAATGGCGGTATGGCTGCTGCTATGTTCAATACTAGTGAAACTGTTTGGGGTGGTACTACAACAAGTTCAAGTACTAGTACTAGTGATAGTTCTAGTTCTAGTTCTAGTGCAGAGCAATTATCAAGATCTTCGACAAGAATTGATGTTGGAGGATTTAGTTCTCCTGGTCTTACTGGAGATTTTCAAATTGATACTAATTCTACTGCAACTAGAACTACTACTACAACAACTAATAGAAGAACTACAACAGTTACTACAACGACTACTCAAAGTGGAGCAGAAATTGATTACGGACTTCAACTTTCATCAAGAGTTGATACGACAGATTTGGGAAATAAAGTAACTGGAATCGAAGCATTATTCAATAATAGATCCAGAAACATTGAAGTAAAAGGTACGAGGATGAAACCAAATACCAGATACTATGTCTTTATGGAAAATGTTGATGTAACTGAGTGGTGTGTACCCAAATTGATACCAATTACAATGGTTAGGGGGTCATTTGATACTGGAGATATAGTTACCAGTATTACTCCAAATATTGGATCTGAGATAGCAGCAAAAACAATTACATTTAGAGCAGCACAGTCCAATCATAAAACTGGTGCTTGGAATTCTCCTGATTTACAATATACAACAGAACCTTATAATCAAAATACTCTAACTCCATCATATTCTGCAACTAGCGAGACAATTAACGTTGATACTTTTGATTTATCTGATTTTAGAAATGTAGAGAGACTTGGGTGTGTTGTTGAAGGAATGCGTCTTGCTAGTGCAGATGGAACAGCAGAAGCAACTGTAAATGAAATTTCACTGATGAGTGATGAATTTGGTGTTTTGATATTTTCTTTACATATACCAGATCCTACTATTGCAACCAACCCTAAGTTTACCACTGGAATGAGTACTATTAGAGTAACTTCTAGTGAAACTAATGAGATAATACTAGATCCAGGTGATTGTGCTGCAGAAGCAGAGTACCTTACTTCTGGACAACAAGTAAATAGCGTTCAACAAACACTTTCAGTTAGAAATCCAATTGTAAATAAAGTTGAAACAGGTCGTAGAGCACTTTCAAGAGTTGTTGGTAGTACTAGCAGTAGCAGTACAGCAATTACTGGTACCAGCACTAATGTCACCACAAGTGGATGGACTGATACTGATACTGTATCAGTAATTAATATAGAAGAATTACCAAGACCACCTATACCAGATCCAGAACCAGAACCAGTAATAATTCCACCTGTTCCAGAACCAGATCCTCCAGAAGAGAATTGGGATGACCCACTTGCACAATCATTCCAGGTTACAAGTAGTCAATATGCAGATGGAATATTCTGTACGGGTGGAGAATTATACTTTAAGACAAAAGATGAGACTGATGTGGGTGTAGAAATTAGAGAATTGGATGAAAGTGGAAGACCATCTCAAACTATTCTTCCTTTTGCACAAACATTAATAACATCAGCTAGTGCTGGAGTATCAACTAATGGTACTGTTGGAACAGGATTTACTTTCCAAACACCAGTTTATCTAAGACCAGATGGTGAATACGCTTTAGTTATTAAAGCAGATAGTATTGGATGGAATACATTCATTACTAGAATGAATGAACCAGATGTTCTTTCTGGTAGATTAAATGATAAGCAACCAACATTAGGATCTCTATTCAAGTCACAAAACAATCAACTTTGGACTGCAAGTCAACAAGAAGACTTGAAATTCACACTTTACAAAGCAAGATTTGTAAATGATGTTAATGCATCAGTTATATTAACAAATAACGATTTACCTTTAGGTCAAATCCGTAAACAAAATTCAGTAGTTGCTTACTCTAAGAGACAAACTATTGGAATCGCAGTTACAACAAGAGTATTTGATGCAGGAACTACTATCACTCAAGGAACAAATTCTGGAAATGTATTCTCTGTAGGTGGACCTATTGCTACTACTGGTACTGCTGTCACATTCAGTCATAGAAATACTGGTGCAGGTGTAACTGGTTCTGGTAGTGGAACAGAATACACAAATGTTTCATTTACATCTCTAACTGGTTCTGGTTCTGGTGCTAAAGCAACAGTTAGAGTTGTTAGTAATCTTGTAGATAGAATTACTATTACTGATGGTGGTAGTGGATATGCTCAAGGTGACCTAATAGTATCTGGTCAAGTAGGTATTACTGGATCAGGGGTTCGTGCAATAGTTGGTACTACTAATGGAACAGACACTATAGTTCTTGATGATGTTAGTAACAATATCGTTACTGGTACTGGTGTAACTCATTACAACGGTGCTGGAGCTGCAACCAATCTTCCTGCTCCTACTTCTGTAGCAAACGATCCAATTAGAGATGGTTTGACTATGCTATTTGATCATAAGAATCATGGTATGCATAGTGATGCGAATAAAGTAAAGGTAGAAGATTTTGTAAGTGATATTGCTCCTGTAATTTTATCAGAAAATATTACTTCTGATACTACTACAATTAAAGTTGATAATGTAACTTCACTAACTGAGTTTGAAGGTGTTCGTATTGCTCCTGGTGCAGCAACTGGATACATAAAGATTGGAAATGAAATTATTTCATATACTGGAGTATCTACTTCCACTAAGGAACTTACTGATATAACAAGATCAATAGATGATAGTTTACAAACTAATCATGATGCAAATGATTTTGTTTATAAGTATGAATTTAATAATATGTCTTTGAGAAAGATTAATACTACTCATGATATAGATTCTAGAAATAGAACATTTGATAGTTATTATGTAAAATTGACTTCAACAAACATGTTCAAGTCAACAAAATTTGGATCTGGTGAGAATTTAAAAGTTTCACAAAATATACCATTTGAAGCAATTACTCCAAAAATTGCTAATATGCTTCCAACAGGAACAAATCTTACTGCAAGACTTAAATCAACTTCTGGAACTAGTATTAGTGGATCTGAAGTATCATTTAGTGATAAAGGATGGGAAGATATAGCATTGAATACTTATAATCAGTTAAGTGACCCAAGAATTGTTGCATCTAAGACAAATGAATTTGATGTAATGAACAATTCTAAATCTTTACAATTACAATTAACATTATCATCAACAAGTCCTCATGTTTCACCTTTGGTTGATTTAGAAACACCAAATGTTATTTTACATAGTAATTTGGTTGATAGTCATGTTTCTGATTACACAACAGACAGTAGACCAAAAACTGCTGGTTTGGATCCAAATAGTGGAATATATGAAACTAAGAGGATTGATTTAGAGTTTGATTCAAACTCAATTCAAGTAATGTTTGATGGGCATAGAGAAGTATCTGGAGATTTCAAAGTATTCTATAAACTTTATAGAAATGATAGTGAAGACTCACAACAAGTCTATACACCATTTAATTTAGATGGATCTCCAGATAAAGTTGTTAAAGCAAATAAAAATAAAAATGGATTTAGTGAATACAAGTACACATGTGAAAATGTACCAACATTTAATGGATTTATGATTAAGGTAGTTATGATTTCTACAAATCAGGCTCAGGTGCCAAGAATGAAGAACTTTAGATCTATTGCACTAAAATCATACGTTATTGATAAGGTAATATGAAGAAATACTTGAAAGTGGAATCTGATCACGGATTACTCCGTGATGTCAGTAATAATGCTATTGTTAATAACAATTTTAATGAATATGATCAATTTCTTCAAGTATCTAAATTAAAATATAATGAGAAGAAGGAAATAGAAGATTTAAAATCTGATGTAAATAGTATGAAAAGTGATTTAGATGAGATAAAATCTCTTCTAAAATCATTAGTGCGTAATTGAATTATAAATATATAACAGATAGATTCTAACTGACCTAATAATGGCAGCATACATTAGTAATATTGTAATTGATGTGGGTGCTGATTTTAATCAGACATTCAATCTTGAAGGCAATAACAATGCCCCTCTAGATTTAACTGGGTATACTGGTACTTCTATCATGAAGAAGCATCCAGCATCTCTTACTAATACTGCATCATTTGCGGTATCATTTCCAAGTAGATCTTCTGGACAAGTAAAAATATCTTTAGGTTCAACGATTACTAATGATCTAAAACCAGGAAGATATAGTTATGATGTTTTATTAAAAGATAGTTCTAATTTGAAAACTAGAATTGTCGAAGGTAGTGCATTAGTCACTGCTGGAGTAACTACCACTTAATTAAAACTATGGCAGATATTAAAGTAAGAGTCGGTCAACAAAATGCTATTAAAGTTCTATCCTCTATTGGAGGTGCTGGTGGATCTTTAGGAGCACTAAGTGATATTGATGTTTCAGGTGGATTAAGTAATGGTATGGTGTTAGTTTACAATGCTTCAACATCAAAGTGGGATGCAACCTTATCGTTAACACCAGGCACAACGCAGAATCTAGACATCAATGGGGGTAACTTCTAGCCATGGCAAGTATAATCAGAGTAAAAAGATCGACAGGTACAGCTGCTCCAGGAAGCTTAGCCTTTGGTGAACTTGGCCTCACGATTGGAGGAGGTGCTACTGGTAATAAGGGTGAAAGATTATTTGTCGGTGATGACGGTGGTAATGTTGATGTAGTTGGTGGTAAGTATTACACCGACATGATGACTAATGGTCCAGGTCAAGTTGCAAGTAGAGATAACCCTGCCACACCAGCAAACGGATTCATTCCGATACTATTAACAGAAAATGGTGGTAATCCTGGTCAATTAGGTGCAGTAGCAAGATTACCTAGAGTTGATCAATGGTCTGTAGATAATATAACAATAGATGGAAATACAATATATTCAAATAATAATGATGGAGATATAAACCTTTATACTAATGGTACTGGACATGTTGTAATACCAGATGATAAGAAACTTACTTTTGGTACAAGTAAAGACTCTAGTATAGAGTATGATGAAAATGGTACTGACAAAGTTCTGGTAACTGGTGCAGATTGGGTATTCAACAATGCAATGCAGATCTCAGGTGGAGTATCTATTGATAATGTTGGAATATCTTCTAATATAATATCAACATTATCTGGAGGTGGTAATACACTTTATATTGACCCATACCCAGATGGATTGAGTAGTGAAGGTATGGTTATTGTTAAAGGTAGTTTACAAGTAGATGGTACCACAACTACTGTTAACTCTACAAATACATCATTAATTGATCCAATAATGAATATTGGTGATGTTACCAGTAAAAGAACTATTCTTGCAACTGTTGCATCTGGTGTTTCCACAGTAACAGTTGATTCTATTGTTGGTATTAATACTGGAGACATATTAGCAGTAACTGGAATTGATAATTCTGGAATTGCTACTGTTACTTCTTATCATGCAGCTAGTAAAGTAATTACATTCCAAGGACAAACTAGTGCTGGAATTACTACAGAAAGTCAAATAACTGTTACTCACGCTTTTGATACTAATACTGACCGTGGTGTTTCTTTTAATTACAATTTAAGTTCTGGAACATCTAACAACAAAACTGGTTTCTTCGGTTATAACGATAGTGCAGGAGAAAGCAGTAATGCTCCAGCAAGATCATTTACTTATATTCCAGATGTTACTATAACAGGTAATGTTGTTGCTGGTACAAGAGGAAGTTTAGATATTAAAAATATCTATTTCCAGAATGGTGATTTTGATGCTACTGGTAATGGTATTGTTTACTTCGATACTACTGGTAAGATGGTTGGTGCTGCTGCCACATCTTCTGGTATTAGTACTTCCAATTATGTTTTAACAACTGATGCTTCTGGCATACCGAAATGGACAACAACTTTAGATGGAGGAACCTTCTGATCCTATGAATAATGACGTTGATGTGAATGTTTTAGTTAATGTATATAATCAAAGAATTGCACAATTAACAAATCAAAACATTTATTTAGAGGCTAGAATAACCTCTTTGACTAAAGATTTTCAAGAAGAAAAAGATCTTCTATTAAAGGCAAATCTTGAAATGCAAAAACAAATTGATGAATTTTCCAAACCAAAAAGGAAAACTAAAACAGCAGATAAATACCAGAAGGATGCTGAATTCAATGACTAAACCAGCAACTAAAATTGGGGTAAAGTAATGGCAGGACATTTAATAAGTTCAAGAACTGGACTAAAGGATTACGCTTTAAGAAGACTTGGATATCCTGTGCTGGAAATTAATGTAGATGATGATCAAGTTGAAGATCTTCTAGATGATGCTCTTCAGTATTTTCAAGAAAGGCATTTTGATGGAGTTGAAAGGGTATATTTAAAACATAAATTATCTAAAGAAGACAAGGAAACTATAAAAACAGGAATAACTACAACAACTGCAACTTCAGGTATTGGTATAACTAACCCTTCATTTACAGAGACACAAAACTTTTTACAATTACCTGATCACATTATTAGTGTAAGTAAAGTATTTAAAGTTGATGAGAGTACTATATCAAGTGGATTATTTAATATCAAATATCAAATTTTCTTAAATGATTTGTATTATTATGGTGCTCTTGATTTGATGAACTATGCTATGACAAAAACTTATCTTGAGGATCTGAGTAGAATAATTACTCCAGATGTTCAACTTAGGTTTAATAAAAAGAATCATAGACTCTATTTGGATATTGATTGGGGTCAAGTATCTGATGATAAGTATTTCATTTTTGATTGTTGGAGAATTGTAGATCCCACTAATGCAACTGATGTTTATAATGATTGGTGGTTAAAGAAATACTTTACTGCTACTGTTAAAAAACAATGGGGTCAAAATTTAATTAAGTTTAATGGTGTTCTTCTTCCAGGTGGTGTTGCATTAAATGGTAGAGAAATTTATGAAGATGCAATAAGAGAATTGGAAATAATTGAGGAGCAACTCAGGAATGAGTACGAATTACCTCCAATGGACATGATAGGATAATGTTATGCCACTCAATCCGTATTTTTTACAAGGTTCTACAAGTGAACAGAGATTAATTCAAGATCTCATAAATGAACAATTAAAAATGTTTGGGCAAGATGTAGTATATCTTCCCAGAAAGATTGTTAATAAAGATAATATTCTAAAAGAAGTATCAGCATCTAAATTTGATGATGCTTTTAGGATGGAGGCATATTTACTTAATTATGAAGGATTTGAAGGATCTGGAGATATACTGTCAAAATTTGGAGTACAAACAACTGATCAAGTTACTTTTGTAATATCTAAAGAAAGATACGAAGATTTTGTTAGTCCATTCTTAACAGACTCTGAGATAGAATTAACAACAAGACCAGAAGAAGGGGATTTGATATATTTCCCATTAGACAATACAATATTTGAGATTAAGTATGTTGAAGTTAAAAAACCATTCTATCAGTTGAATAAACTATATGTTTACACATTGAGTTGTGAGGTTATGGATTACGAGGCCGATGAGGTCATTGATACAGGTATTGAGGCAGTTGATAAGGCAGCAGTCGAGTTTGGATATACTGTACAACTTGCAATGGTTGGTTTGGGTGCAACAACTGCAGCTGCTACAGTACAGAGG